TATACATATCTTAATCGTTTCGAAGATGATATAAGAAAAAAACATGGAGGAGACTTAGTATTTGTAGCTATGACTGTCAAAGATTATGAACTAATGACAGCCAACACACAAGAAATAAAACGATACATTAATCAGTTAGGAGAAGTAATAATTTATTATAGAGAAGTCACCACAGACGACACCACCGAGTAATTATTTCTTGACATTCAATGTGAACTTTAGTATAATAATATCTAATTTTCGAGAGTACAACCATGAATTTATTTTACCTAGATGATGACTTTGAAAAATGTGCAGAGTATCATGTCGATAAACACATTGTAAAAATGCCTCTCGAAGTAGCACAATTATTATGTACAGCAATATGGGTAGATGAACATCTTGGATTTATACCTAGAGCATTGGAGAAGGATGAAAGAGATCATCTGAACAAACTCAAAGCCGAGATAAAACATTTACCTCTTGAAGAGCGACCACTAACTCCATACTTACCAATGATGTACAATCATCCTTGCACAATATGGGTACGTTCTTCTCTTGATAATTTTGAGTGGACACACTGTTATGGAAACGCTCTTAACGATGAGTATCGTTATAGATATGGAAAAGAACACAAGTCTGTGGTTGATGTAATCAATAATTTACCAGAGCCAAAAAATATGCCAAGACACGGATTTACAACTTTCGGTCTTGCAATGCCAGATGAGTTAAAAGACTATGATAATCCGATCCAATCGTATAGAGACTACTACCACTTGGATAAAGCCACCTTCGCCAACTGGTCGCATCGAGAAAGACCTCCGTGGTGGAACGATCACTATGCCGACTACGAGAAAAGGATTACAGCAAAATGAGCGGATTAAAAAGACAGGAGGGAGGGAATCACTACGATCTACCGATACAGCCTCTGGAATATATTCATGCAAATGGAATAGGATATATAGAAGGGAATATAATAAAGTATGCTACTCGACACAGAAATAAAAATGGAGTAGAGGATATAAAAAAGATAATACACTACTGCGAATTACTATTGGAACTAGAGTATGGCGAGAATAAAGAAAAAAGAATACGAGAACCTGAGCAAGAAAAACATTCAGAAAGTGATGAATTTACTGTCGGGTATCACTACAGAAAAGGCTATAACTAAAAAAGAAGCCTGTGATATATTAAATATATCGTATAACACCACAAGACTGCAAAAAATTATAGATGATTTTGTAGAAAAAGAAGAATACACAAAAAAGCGAAAGCAGTCGCTACGGGGTCGTCAAGCCTCTCAACAAGAGATACAAGAGGCTTGTGAGAGCTACCTGCAAGGAGATACAATTAGTGATATTTCTAAAAGATTGTTTCGTTCAGCAGGGTTTGTTCGTTCTATACTGGAACGAGTAGGAGTTCCTCAACGACCAAGTAACAAGGAGGAGCGTATGAATCCTCATATTTATCCAGACGAGTGTATGTCTGATGAATTTGAAGAGGGAGAAATTGCATGGTCAGCAACATATCATGCACCAGTAACAATCTTACATAAAATAAAAAAAGAATATGTAGATTTAAAGAAAGGAATGGGAAAGACAGATTACGAAGATAAGTATGGATGTCCTTGCTATTCTATTTATGTAAAACAGAGATCGGAACCAAGTGTTGATGACTCCTTTGCCTTGCCGCAAACTGGAGGATTTTATGCTTATCAACTTGCATACGAGTTGTGCAAGCTAGAACATTTAAAACATTATGGTGTAAGACTCGAACGAATAGGAAATGTATAATGTATTTAAAAGACGCATTACTAGCATATTATGAAGGACTTATTGCAAAGCATCGTTATAATATAGAAGTGTATCTTACTAATCCTGCGGGAATCGGAGAACACTCAGATATAATTGAAGCAGTCGATATAGAACTCACAAAACTTGTAGATGCTCGGGACAAGCTAGAAGCTGTCAAAGGATTAAATTATAAATAATGGCATATTCACATAAAGTTATAGATCACTATGAAAATCCTCGTAATGTAGGAGCAATGAATGCAGACGATGCCGATGTTGGCACAGGAATGGTCGGAGCTCCTGCTTGTGGAGATGTAATGAGATTACAGATTCGTGTAGGTGATGATGATATAATTACAGATGCAAAATTTAAAACTTACGGTTGTGGATCGGCAATTGCATCTAGTTCTTTACTAACGGAATGGGTAAAAGGTAGAAGTCTCGATGATGCAAATAGCATCAAGAATATGGACTTAGCAAATGAATTAGCTCTTCCACCTGTAAAGATTCACTGTTCAGTGCTTGCTGAAGACGCAATCAAAACGGCTATTCGGGATGTCAAACAAAAGCGAGAGCAAGTTAAAAATAATTCTTGACACCCTGCTTATATTTTGTCATAATATCTTTTCAAAATATGAGAGGAAGCAATGGGCGACCGATTTTACATGCAACAACTAAAAGCTCTGGGCGATTGCCCAGGAAACAAAAACCCAACTAAGAGGAATAGAAAAGTGGCTTGGGATGACGACAAAAAAGCACAAGCAGTATCAATGTATGAAGAAGCAGAACCAACTCCAGAAACCAGCATGGAGATTGTGAAAGATATTGCAGAAGAACTAGACGAATCACCTAACGGTGTTCGTATGATCTTAACCAAAGCTGGCGTTTATGTTAAGAAAACCCCTGCAACAAAAAGCAGTGGTTCAACAACAGGAGGAGCAACCCGAGTATCTAAAGCAGCAGCTGCAGAAACTTTGATTGCCGCAATTAGTGATGCGGGTCAGTCACCCGATGAAGAGATAATCTCAAAGTTGACAGGTAAAGCATCACAATATTTTGCCTCGATTATTACTGCAATAAACGAAGCATAATTCGAGTACCTCACTAGGGCAATCTAGTGAGGTATTTTTGCATCTACTGAAAGCACCTAACAGTAAGTACATTCACAATAAATATTGCTGAAATACTACAGAGGAGCTAAAGTGAAGAAGCAAGAACTAGCACAAATTGTGCACGAGTATGGAGATGCTGTTATTACGTATCGTAGTGCACACTCTAAAAAACTAAAATATAATGTATGTACTCTTGACTTTTCTACTCCTTACATACAGGAGAAGAGAAACAGAGCAAAAGAAACAGATGAAACTCTTCTTTTATTTTGCTGGGATACAGATTCGTACCGCTTGTTAAGACCTGCAAATGTGTCAAGTGTAGTGCCTCTATCATCTATTTTAAGGAATGAAAGATAATGGAACTACATCAAGCACCCGAAGCATATTCTAGAATCATTCATTACGATGAAGTTAAACAAGTTCAAGTACGACTAACTATTAATACTTTTCATGGAGTAGAATATATACACCTACGAAAGTATTATATGGATTTTGATGAAGAATGGAAACCAACTCCAGAAGGAGTAGCTATGCCTCTTGATTTCAATAACTCAAAAGAACTATTCGCAGGACTCACAGAGATACTATCATTGGCAGAATCAAAACAACTAATTGAAGAACACTTTTCAGATTTAATTCGAGATCTCTATAAATAATTCTTGACAAAGTATCTAATTTTGCGTATAATAATAGTCTAATTTAAGGGAGAGACTATGCACGATTTTTTAGATAAAGCAAGTGTTTCGTACTATGAGGGTCGTCCGATCATCTCGGATGAAGAGTTTGATTTACTCGCAGAGAGACATAACTATAATACTGTTGGTTACACGGTTACCGATGCAGTTCCTCACGCCTATCAAATGTACTCCTTGCAGAAATGTTTCGATCTAGACGATGCTCCTCTGGATGTAGACAAGTGTGTATGTACTCCTAAATTAGACGGAGCAGCAGTTTCGTTACTCTATGCCGCAGGCACTCTTGTGCTGGCTTTGACCAGAGGAGATGGTAAGCAGGGTAGAGATATTACTGATAAAATGCGTTGGCTTGTTCCAACAGATATTGGTAATGAGCCTGGACTTATACAGGTTACAGGCGAAGTTGTTGCTCCAAAAGAAATTACAAATGCGCGTAATTATGCGGCAGGTTCTTTAGGACTCAAAGATGTAGACGAGTTCTCAGCAAGACCTTTAGCATTTGTTGCCTACGATGCGACTCCCCGCTTAGATCATGCAGTTACATATCTTTGCGTTTTGAAAACACTGCATCGTTTAGGCTTCAATACAGTACTGCCCCAAACTACCCCAGATGCTCTGCAAATTGTAACGAAACGATTAGTTGAAGAACAATTATTTGATCTAAGTATATATCCTACAGATGGATATGTGTACAGATTGAATGACAATGAAGAGTTTATTGAGTTGGGGCATACTGCTCACCATCCTCGTGGTGCTTTCGCTTTGAAAGAAGTTAAAGAGGGAATAATTACGATGTTATTGGATGTTGTGTGGCAACTCGGGAAGTCAGGCGTAGTTAGCCCCGTAGCTGTGCTCGAGCCTGTAGTGATTGATGGAGCTAACGTTTCAAGAGCTACGCTCCACAATATTCAGTACATTCGTGATTTAGACTTGGAGATTGGTTGTCAAGTAGAAGTGATAAGATCAGGGGATATTATACCTCGGGTTCTTAGACGTGTAGAAAAATAATTCTTGACAAACAACCTCAAACTATCTTATAATATACACTCAATTTTGAAGGATACTGCATGACAACAATTCAACCGCCTAGCACTTGTCCAAGTTGTAATTCGTCGTTGGAAGAAGTCAACAACCTTTTTTATTGTAGGAATGAGCATTGTGGAGAAAAAGTATATAAACTTATCGAGCATTTTGCAAAGACAGTTAAAATCAAAGGACTTGGTCCAGCTACTATTAAAAAACTAAAACTAGAGTCTATAAATGATTTATATTGGCTCACAGTGAACGAGTTAAAAGCAAGGCTAGATTCAAGAGTTTTGGCACTTAAATTGTTTAATGAAATACAAAACTCTCGCAATGCACCACTAAATGTAATACTACCCGCCTTTAGCATACCTTTGATCGGTAAGACCGCATCAGAAAAACTTGCAAAAGAGTTCAACGATATTGAAGATATCTACTATGAAAGATGTCGAGTCGCAGGACTAGGAGAGAAGGCGGCTAAGAACCTTATAAACTGGATGAATACAGGGTTCTTTGATGTGGCAGAATTACCTTTTAGTTGGAAATTTGAAAAAACAGAAGAAACCACAACCCACGGAGTTGTTTGTATTAGTGGTAAACTTACCAGTTTTAAAAACAAAGCCGAGGCTCAAAACAAACTTGAAGAGCTTGGTTATGTGGTCAAATCGAGTTTGACCAAGGATGTCACATTCCTGGTGAATGAAAGCGGTATAGAGTCCGCTAAAACTAAGAAAGCCAGAGAATCTGGCGTTCAGATTATAACTAACCTTTTAGATTTTATTGGAGAATAATATGGCACTTCCAAAGTGGACAGACGAGCGCACAGACGCTCTCACAACTTTTATAGGTGATGAATCACCTGTTTCTCAAGCTACTGTAGCAGATGCTGCAGAGTCGCTTGAAACCTCTACACGTTCTATTTCTAGCAAATTGCGAAAAATGGGATTTGAAGTAGAGTTAGCTTCTTCGGCTTCTAGCCGAGCGTTCAGCGATGAACAAGAAGCAATCCTTGCTGCTTTTGTCACAGACAATAGTGGCGAGTATACTTATGCAGATATCGCAGGTCATTTCGAAGATGGCGCGTTCTCTCCTAAGTCAATCCAAGGAAAGATCCTTTCCATGGAACTTACCGATCATGTTAAGCCAGCTCCTAAAGTAGAAGCTGTAAGAACATATACCCCAGAAGAGGAAGCTACTTTTGTTTCTATGGTTAATGATGGCTCTTTCGTAGAAGCTATTGCAGACTCATTAGGAAGATCAGTAAACTCTGTTCGAGGTAAGGCACTTAGCCTACTTAGATCAGGTGAGATTGGAGCCATTCCTCGTCAAGAACACACATTAGGTTCTTCTAAAGAAGATCCTTTTGCAAGCCTTGAGGATGTTAGCAGCATGACTGTTGACTCAATTGCAGATGCGATTGGTAAAACAGCTCGTGGTGTAAAGACTATGTTGACAAGACGTGGTTTATGCGCTGCTGACTATGATGGTGCATCTAAGAAAGAAAAAGCATCAGCTTAATTTTTTAGACTTTATAAGCAGGCTCTTCGGGGTCTGCTTCTTTTTGATTCGGGGGGATCTTTTTGAACATCGCAAGTGCGTTGATAAAACAAGTACTCGTACTCCAAGACTTTCAGACTTGGAGTGTTACTCATAAGCAGTATTTGCCGTCTGAGTATCATAGCTTGTACAAAGTTATCGACAAACATTGTGAAACATTTCATAAGATGCCCACAATCGAAGACCTCAAGTATGAGATTCGTGACTCAAGTACTCGTGAAAAACTTTTCGCAGTAGAAGCTGTAGAGGTAGACGCAAGTCCCGATATGCTTCTTCAGTACTTGAAGAACGAATATACTCAGAAAGAAATTCTGGACTCATTAGAAGATTATGTCGAACACTCTGTAGCATTTGAGGATGCACAAGAATCAGTAGATCATCTTCACCAAATCGTCATGGACATCGAGGACAAGGTTGATTTGGAAGACCCGCAGGAAAGTATGCAACGTATGGAACTGTTTGAGCCAGAAGAAGATTTAGCTAAGTACATTCGTCTCGGTCTGAATAAAGACTATGACCATGAGATACAGTTCTCTCCGCGAGACTTGATTATGGTTGGTGGACGTAGAGGTGCTGGTAAATCTGTTATTTGCGCAAACATTGCGAACAATGTTTACGAAAGTGGTAAGTCGGCTGTTTATTTCACTATTGAGATGGACAGCCGATCTATCCTTCAACGCTGTTGTTCTATAGCAACAAAGATTCCTTTTGCAAGACTTCGTACCCAAAATCTCAGTATAATAGAATGGGAGAAGGTTGCAGCGTGGTGGTCTAATAGATATGTGAATGGACAAGACCGCTTGAACGAGTACAAAGAACATCGTGATTTTACAAGATTACATGATACATTAAAGAATAGTTGTGAGCTTCTCCCGACTCAACAGCTAGACATTGTGTATGATGCAGGTCTTACCTTATCGAAGATTCGTTCAGATCTTGATAAAAAAGTAAAACAGATGGATGTTGGTGTAATTATAGTCGATTACATAAATCAAGTAAAGCGGTCGAGTCTTCCATCAAGAGGTGGACAATATGATTGGACAGAGCAAATCGAAGTGAGTAAAGCTTTGAAATCTATGGCTCAAGAATTTGAAGTACCAGTATTCTCACCATATCAAACAGATGCAAGCGGAGAAGCACGTTTTGCAAAAGGAATTTTAGATGCGGCAGATGCGGCATATTCTTTAGAAACATGGGATCATGAGGATGCTTGTATTACTCTTAATTGTGTAAAAATGAGATCCGCCTCTATGAAATCCTTTACGTCAACAGTTGATTGGGATACTCTTAAGATTGGCCCAGAAACTGCACTTACTCCAAAAGAAAGAGAAGATTCTTCTCATAAAACAGGCGAAGATATAGATGATATCTAGAAAAGATATGATACAGCTCTCTATAAAAGAACTTAGAGAGTCTCAATTCAGTTTTATGTTACTTACAATAAACGTATCAAGTATAAAACCCGTGCAAGAAGAAAGACTTCCTCTCTCAAAAAAATACTTTGATAGACTCATAAAAGTTTTAAATAACACTCATAAACCTCTTGTCGTAGATGAAAACTGCGTATTAATAGACGGGCATCACAGATTAGATGTATTAAAAAAGTTAAAAAGGAAAGAGACGAAAGTCTACAAAGTAGACGCAACCTTTAAAGAAATACTTGATGCCTTCAAAAATAATTCTTGACATTATATCTTAATTTAAGTATAATATACTCTTGACTAAAAAAGGATCAGCAATATGGCAATTATGTTTGGAAGTTTACGACACACTCATTCAGGTAGAAAGAGAAAAGCCTTGCCTAAAGCAAGTAATTATCAAAAAGAGTTCAAGCCTTTTGAATCGAAGCCTGTATACAGACGAGAGACAAAACAGTACAAGTCTGTAAGTGCAATGGCAGTCCCTTGTGTAGTAGTAGATAGAAGCTATACAAAAGATGTAAACTTTACAGTTGCGCCTGCATATAACAAAGGTGCTTATCAAGTAATTAGTAAAGAGAATATTCAGGATATCGGTAGATGACAGTTGAAGAGTTATTAGCTTCAAGAAACATATATTTTATACCAAAAGGTGCAGACTGTTTGGTAAGTTGTTTACATCCTGAACATGAAGATAGAAATCCAAGTATGAGAATTGATCGTATCACAGGTATCTTTCAATGCTTTTCTTGTGGATTTAAAGGTAATATATTTCATTATTTTGGAGAGAAGGCAAACTATTTGCAAGTAAGAAGGGAGTTACTAAAGAAATCAATTCGTTCAAAACGGTCTGAAAGTATTGGTTTGTCCTTCCCCAAAGATATGATGCCATATATTGGTAACTGGAGAAATATAAAACCTGCAACATATAAAAGATTTGAAGCGTTTCAACACCATGATTCGGATCACATAGGAAGAATAGTATTTCCTATAAGAGACATATCTGGTAGAGTTGTAGCTTTCAATGGTCGTCATACCACAGGCGGAACGCCTAAGTATATGATTTCTCCTGCGGGAGCAAAGATGCCACTATTTCCAGTAGTAGAACCAATACAGGGAGCAGTAATACTTGTAGAAGGAATCTATGACATGATAAACCTTCATGATAAAGGGTTGACAAATGCAGTTTGTTGTTTTGGAACAAAGAACATCAATGAAGAGAAGTTACGTATGCTTTCAATACAAGGTGTAGAAAGTATAGATATATTCTTTGACGGAGATGATGCTGGACAAACTGCGGCAAGAGAAGTAAAAGAGATGGTAGAGCGAGTAGGCTTATACCCTAGAAACGTGCATTTGAAAGATAGCGATCCAGGTGCATTAACAGAAACAAGAGTAGATAAACTAAAGAGTAAATTATATGGCTAACGTTGCCCTAATAGAAACGAAACCGAGTAGAACAAATTTTAAAAAAGAATTCGACAATGCGTTTGATTTTGATCAGTATCAGTTATGTTCTGATCCTAGTATTAAAAAAGTCTTAAAACGAGACTGTGATATAGATATAGATATAGATGCATATGACTGGTTAATCCTTGTAGGTAGTGATGCTTTAAAATATTTCACACCTATTAATTCAGTTACAGAATACTCTGGGAAGAAAGTAGAAGATAAATTTTTACCAGTGATAAACCCATCAATGCTGGCATTTAAGCCAGAGGCAAGGAGAACATGGGAAGACTCAAAGAAAAGTATTATAGACTACATAAGTGGAAACGCAGAAGATGTAGTAGTCACCCCCGAAATGGCAAAGGGAATACAGGATACAAAAGAAGCCAATCAATGGCTCAGAGAATGCTACAATGCCAAACCTCCTTATGTAGCATTAGACTCAGAGACAACAGGGCTATACCCAAGAGACGGACACATAATCGGTATTTCCGTTTGTTATGATGGAGTAAATGGTGTTTATATAGACACAGAATGTTTTAATGAAGAGACAGAAGAACTTCTACAGCTTATATTTGATCAATCTATAATTGTATTTCATAATGCAAAGTTTGATATGGCGTTCTTTGAGTATCATTTTAATTCAAAGTTTCCTCGATTTGAAGATACAATGCTTCTTCACTATCTCATAGACGAGAACCCAGGAACCCATGGCTTAAAACAACTAGCTATGAAGTATACTAAGTTCGGAGACTATGAGAAGCCCATGTATGATTGGATAGATAATTATAGAAAAGAAAAAGGTGTACTCAAGAATGATTTTACTTGGGACTCTATACCTTTTGAAGTAATGAAAACATATGCTGCAATGGATGCAGTAGTCACGTTTCTAATATATGAAAAGTTTGTAAAGATAAAACAAAATAAAAGACTTTGTAAAGTATATGATGAAATATTAATTCCCGGATGCAGATTTCTTACAGACATACAGGACAATGGTGTTCCTTTTGATAAGCTCAGACTTATTAAATCTCAATCACTAATGCAACAGCAAATAGATGATGCCATTGAAGAGATGTATAAAGAACCTGCCATAAGAAAATTTGAAGAGATAAATGGAAAAGATTTTAATCCTAATAGTACTGTACAGCTTCGTAGTTTATTGTTTGACTTCGTTGGCCTCAATCCAACTGGTAAAAAGACTGGCACTGGCGCACATTCGACAGATGCAGAAGTTCTTGAGGAGCTCTCTAAACAATCCCACATCCCGAAGCTCATTCTTGAAATACGGCAAAAATCCAAAATTAAAAATACTTATTTGGACAAAATCTTACCGCAGTTGGATCTTGATAGTAGATTGCGTACAGGTTTTAACCTTCATGGTACTACTTCTGGCAGGCTTTCTTCTAGTGGCAAACTCAATATGCAACAACTGCCTCGAGACAACCCTATTGTAAAAGGCTGTATAAAAGCAGCTCCTGGAAACAAAATAGTTGCAATGGACTTAACCACAGCAGAAGTTTATGTCGCAGCAATTCTTGCAAAAGATAATGCACTTATGGATGTATTTCGTTCTGGAGGTAATTTTCACTCTACTATTGCACATAAAGTGTTTAAACTAAAATGTCCTGTGGAAGATGTTGCAGAACTATTTACTACTCAGAGACAGGCTGCAAAAGCAGTTACTTTTGGAATTATGTACGGAGCGGGTCCTGCAAAGATCAGCGAACAAGTTACAAAAGACTCAGGAACCTACTTTAGCCGACAGGAAGCACAGGAAGTAATAAATGAATACTTTAGTGCATTTCACAAACTAAAATCATGGATAGAACAGAATCAAAAATTTATTCAGCAAAATGGATTTATTTACAGCTTCTTCGGAAGAAAAAGGAGATTACCAAATGTCGCATCGACAGACAAAGGCATCCAGAGCCATAGCATTAGGTCTGGTCTTAACTTTCTGGTGCAGTCTGCTGCTTCTGATATTAACTTACTCGGGGCAATAGATATGAGTGAGTATATTAAAGCAAATAATTTAGAAAGCCGTATATTTGCTCTAGTGCATGATTCAATACTTGCAGAAGTACCAGAAAAAGAAGTAGAACATTACAAAGAAAAGCTAACACACTTTGTACAACTAGATCGGGGTTTGTCAATCCCAGGAACGCCAGTAGGCTGTGACTTTGAAATAGTGCATGAAGACTACTCAGGCGGTAAGTTTGAGAAGATGTATGGTAATTACTTATAAACAATTCAAGAAATTAGACTTTCCATTATTTTTATTAGAATCATCAAACTGGGAAACAGTAGATGGCTTACTCATGTTGGATGGTAAAGTAATAGATGATAGAAATATGCCAGGAGAAACATTAGGACTAAGACGTATGTTAACTCCTCATAAAAATCAATATCATCTTAGAAATATGATAACTACTGCTAACGGTTTGATGAAACAAACCACAAAATGTTTTATAGATAATAGTGGCCGACCTTTCATTTATGAAAAAACTGAGTTTGCACAGTTAAGATATTTAAGAATAAAAAGAATAGATTATAAAACAAAAGCTTGTTTATTGTGGTTGTATGATTGTAGTTTTCCTTTTACCATACCCCGCCCACCAGAAACAGGGTATACTTGGGCAGGAATACTACACATTAAAAACTATCCTTGGCTTTTGTATGAGTATTCAAAGGAAAAAATAAAAGATACAAGAAGGAAAATATGAACTGTTTAGCATTACTTCTTTCATTCAGTATGCATCTTGGTGGTAATGGTGATTACAACAATATACACCCACATTTACGATGTGAGAAAGACTCATTAATCGTAGGAACTTATTACAATAGTGAGAAAGACATTAGCTATTACTTTGGCAAGAATTATAATTTCAATGATTGGGAGCTAGACATGGCTCTAGTAAGTGGTTATCGCGACAAAAGAATACAACCAATGATTAGATTAAAATTAGACGGCTGGTATATTTCTCCTATGTATGAAAAATACTACTTTAATTCAAATAGAGCCGAAGCCCTATATTATGAATACAACACCAGAAAACCACGAGGAAAGTACGGCTTCGTTATTGGGTATGAAATACAAATAAGATGAAAGCAGTAATGAGTCATAGAATTTACATGGATTGTCCTGCCGAGTTGCAAGAGCAAATCGATCGAGAACTTACATATACTATTCCTGCACACAACCCATTAGACCCGCCACAGGTGATCAAAAACATGGGAATTATTCGCAATGGGCTAGTGTCATTACCGATTGGAAGAACAGATCTAATACCAGAGCATTACGAAATAGTAGATAAACGAGTAAACATACCAGTAGAATTTCCAAAATTTAAGTTTGATTTACGAGACAGTCAGAAAGCGGTATATGATGAAATCATAGACAATGCAATAATAAACGCATGGGTCAGTTGGGGAAAGACTTTTACAGGTTTAGCAATCGCAGGAAAGCTAGGACAAAAAACGCTTGTAGTTACACATACAGTTCCTCTACGAAATCAGTGGGCAAAAGAAGTAGAAAAAGTATTTGGAATTACGCCTGGCATCATAGGTAGTGGTAAGTTTGAACTTGATGCTCCTATCGTGATTGGCAATACTCAAACTTTGTACCGAAACATAGAAAAGATTCGTAAACAGTTTGGGACTATCATACTTGATGAAATGCATCACGTCAGTAGTCCAACATTTTCCAAAGTAATAGATACAAATTACTGTAGATATAAGATAGGGCTATCAGGCACTATAGAAAGAAAAGATGGCAAACATGTTGTATTCCGAGATTACTTTGGAAATACAATCTTTAAACCACCAAAAGAAAACTACATGATCCCGAAGATACACATAGTTCCTTCGGAGATAAGATTTATGGACGGCTCACGTATTCCGTGGGCAAACAGAGTAACAAAACTAGCAAACGATGAAGAATATAGACACACAATCGCAATGCTAGCGGCCGCCTACGCGGCAAGAGGGCACAAAGTCTTAGTTGTAAGTGATAGAGTAGGATTTCTAAAATCTTGTGCTGAACTTACAGGAGAGAAAGCAATATGCGTAACTGGAGAAGTACCACACGAAGAACGAGAAGAAATGATTGATAAAATTTTGTATGGAAAAGCAGAAGTTCTCTACGGAACACAAGCAATCTTTTCAGAAGGCATATCAGTTGATAATCTAAGTTGTCTTATATTAGGCACTCCTATCAACAACGAGCCTCTACTTACACAGCTAGTAGGTAGGGTAATTAGAAAACAAGAAGGAAAAAGGGATCCAGTTATCATTGATATTCATCTCAAAGGAAATACTGCCAGAAAACAAGCCTCAAATCGTGTAGGGTTCTATATGAAACAGGGTTGGGAGATGACATACCTTTAAAAAATAGTTCTTGACAACTTGGTAAAATTTAAGTATAATATATGCTATTATTTGATTGGAAGAAGATTTATGATACGGCACAGGGAAATATTGTTACCTGTAATCAGATAATGTCGATGCTTATAAAGGCTGAACTGCCTAAAAATAAGTACGATCCGCTTTATAAATTTTCACATAAAAACTTCGTAGGATCGTCTTTTCTGGTTCATCCAGACGTCCTCTTGTACCATTCTTATAAGTATACACAAAGAGAAATCGCAATCTACTACGCACTAGCTTCAATAAGAAACTATGGTGAGTATCTTGCGACTGGAAAAACCTCATTAGATTCGTTGCACTGTCCAACGCCTCTAACTTTAATAACAGACAACAGGCTACTCGCAGTGGATGAACAGGATATCTACTTCCGCTACGAAGAAGTCACGGAGACAATACACTAATGGCTATACAATTTAATCAACACAAGGGTTCGGCCCAAAAAACTTCCATCGAGACATTTCAGTATGTCGATGGAGAAAACAAAATGAGAATCGTAGGAGACATTCTAGCACGCTATGTTTACTGGATTCAAGGTGACAATGCAAAAAATATTCCTTTGGAGTGTTTATCTTTCGATAGGAATACAGAAAAATTCAATAATTTAGAAAAAGACTGGGTACGAGAGTACTTTCCTGATCTTAAATGCGGCTGGAGTTATGCAACTCAGTGCATAGATAACGGAAAAGTCAAAGTAGTAAATCTAAAGAAGAAATTATGGGAGCAGATAATTACTGCTGCTGAAGATTTAGGAGATCCAACTAACACAGAAACTGGTTGGGATATTTGTTTTAAGAGAGTAAAGACTGGTCCTCTACCGTATAATGTAGAGTATCAACTACAAGCTCTCAAGTGTAAGCCACGTGCGCTTACAGAAGAAGAGTTAGAAGTTATCTCTGATTTGAGATCAATGGATGATGTAATGCCTCGTCCAACACCTGATGCTCAAAAAGAACTTCTTGATAAAGTAAGAAACATGGGTGATGAAACAGATGATGAAGCACTCGAACAAGAGTTTAATGTAGGATGATTTTATTTACGGCAGATTGGCACATCAAGCTAGGTCAGAAAAATGTACCAGTAAAGTGGGCTATAAACCGTTATCGTTACTTTTTCGAGCAAGTTTATGAATTAGAACCTCAATGTAATATGCACATAATTGGTGGCGATCTTTTTGATCGTCTACCAAATATGGAAGAGTTAGAGTTATACTTTTCGTTTATTCGTAAAGTTACAATTCCAACAATTATATTTGATGGAAATCATGAAGCTACAAAGAAAAACAAAACTTTCTTTACACAGCTAAAACAGGTTTCTCGAGATATAAATCCGCTTATAAATATAGTGGACATCTCTTACATTGACAGTGAATTAGGCTATGGTATATTGCCTTATGCCGACTTGCATCGAAAAGGTGCGGTAGAACATTTTAACAAAAAACAACCTTTGTTTACTCATGTACGAGGAGAGATACCTCCCCATGTAAAACCAGAAATAGATTTGGATTTATTTGAGGACTTTCCTATAGTATTTGCAGGGGACTTGCACGCACATAGTAATACACAAAGAAACATAGTATATCCAGGAAGTCCGATGACTACATCATTTCATCGAAACTTAGTAAAAACTGGATATATTCTTATAAATGAAAATGATTGGAGTTGGATGTGGGAAGAGTTTCATTTACCACAACTAATTCGTAAAACAGTAAAAAGTGAGGCTGAGATGCTTCCTACAGACTTTCACCACACCATTTATGAGATAGAAGGAGATATACAAGATTTAGCGGCTGTAAAAAACTCAGAGTTGCTAGATAAGAAAGTAGTAGTACGAAAGTCAGAAACGTCTTTAATCATGGACAAAGAAATGACTATACAAGAAGAGCTAGTAGAATATTTAATGTATATCTTACAGATAAAAGAAGAAAAAATACCAGACATAATAGGAACATATAATGATTACGCTTCAAACCTTGAGATGGGATAACTGTTTTAGTTATGGTTCTGGAAATGAGTTACAGCTAAACGATAATACAGTTACACAAATTCTTGGAACAAATGGTATGGGAAAATCTTCTATACCATTAATTATTGAAGAGGCTTTGTACAACAAAAACTCAAAAGGAATTAAAAAAGCAGATATACCAAATCGTCATGTAAATGATGGTTATAATATTTATCTCTCTTTTATGAAAGATGAAGATCGTTATGAGATTACGATCAACAGAAAAACAAGTATAAAAGTGAAACTAGAAAAGAATGATGCTGATATTTCTAGTCACACTGCTACAAATACATACAAGACTATACAAGAGATTCTCGGTGTAGATTTTAAAACTTTCTCACAGTTAGTCTATCAGAATACAAATGCAAGTTTGCAGTTTTTAACTGCTACAGATGCAAATCGTAAGAAATTTCTGATAGATTTATTGCACTTGGAGAAGTATGTTGAGTTATTTGAATTATTTAAAGATGCGACAAGAGAGGTATCAGTAGTATCAAATGTAATAGATGGCAAACTTACAACAGTTGAAAACTGGTTAAATAATAATAAATTGAGTGATACATCTATACTACCTATGTTAAATTTACAAATTGATACATCCGAAGATGAAAAGGCTTTGCGTTCTTTAACGGTAGAAATTGAAAATATTTCGGAAAAAAATAAAAAAATCTCAAAAAATAATCAGTACAAAAAGCTATTGGAAGCCATCGATATTGCAAAGATTCAGGCATCATCAGTAAAAGAGTATGAATCCTACGATAATTTGCAAGAAGATTTAGGCTCATATAATGCAGTCGCCTCGGGTGCTCTGCAGACTATAGAAAAATTAGAAAAATTAAGTGATGAATGCCCGACTTGTGGACAACCTATTGATATCTCAACAGAGAAACAAATGTTGGAAACTGCAAAAGAGCTGGCATCGGAAGCGCAGGGAAAAGCAAATGCAATTAAACCAGTTATTGAAGAAATTAAAAGAAATAATCGTGAGTTCGAAAATAACGAAACTAATCGGAAAAATTGGGAAGATTTGTTTCGATTATATGATCGTACTTTGCCGTCATCTTTACTGGATTTGCAGGAGCTTAGAGGTCGCTTTGAGAATGTTCAACGCAGACTACAGCAGGCAAAGACGCAACTGGCAGAACTCGCAGCAGAAAACGAGCGACGAACCCATCACAATACCCGAATCCAAGTAATAGAAGAACAGACAAAAGATTTTGAAAGTCAGTTCGAGCAGTATAAAGCTGATTTAATCAAGAATCAAAAACTTGAGTCAAATCTAGAAATATTGAAGAAGTCTTTTAGTACAAATGGATTGCTCGCGTATAAAATAGAAAATCTTGTCGGAGAGCTTGAAGAATTGGCGAATGAATATTTGGCTGAACTCTCTGATGGTAGATTTACACTTGAGTTTGTAGTCTCGAACGATAAATTAAATGTTCAGATTACAGACAATGGCAACGTAGTAGATATTCTTGCTCTCTCTTCTGGAGAGTTGGCAAGAGTAAACACCGCTACTCTGATAGCAATACGTAAACTTATGAGTAGTATTTCAAAGTCTAAAATCAATATATTGTTTTTAGATGAAGTTATAAATGTTCTCGACGATTTAGGCAGGGAGAAACTTGTAGAAGTTCTATTAAGAGAAGATTTGAATACCTACATAGTGTCGCATGGTTGGTCACATCCTTTACTAGAAAAAATCGAAGTTGTAAAACACGAAAACATAAGTAAATTGGAATAATAAAATGAATGGTATTAGAAGAAATCAACTGTGGCATTTGGATAGCGAAAATAAAAAATCAATAATATACTGGACACACAAGTGTTATGGAATAATGCTCTCCACTCCAGATGGAGAAGCGTGTCCCAACTGTGGAATGAGTGAGGAAGAATATGGTAGACTCAAGAGCGAAAGGTGCAAGGGGGGAATATCTAGTACGTGATATGCTTCGTAATGCAACTGGGCTTAAATTTGAAAGAGTACCTTCCTCGGGTGCTTTGGAGTATCTCAAAGGAGACTTATATGTTCCCAACCAGAGAAACTATTATTGCATAGAGGTAAAAAACTACAAAGATTCACCACTATCAGATAAGGTTTTTACACAACCAAAAACAAATAATTTAGTAAAGTGGTGGAAAAAGATAGTAGTACAAGCAGCAGGAGGCGATCAAAAGCCTTTGCTATTTTTTAAATATGACCGATCAAAAGTATTTGTCGTAACAGAACACGAACCAGAGAATACAGCAGAGTATTTATACATTCGTTTTTTAAACTGTTATGTACTACTTGCAGACGATTGGTTGCAACATGAAAAAGTGGAGTTTATAAGTGGCTTTTAATTTTAATGAACGATTAGACAATGCAGATGGCACTCTAATTGTAGACGCTCTAAACTTAGCTTTTCGTTGGAAACATCAAGGCAGAACAGATTTTCGAGATGATTATGCAGCAACAGTTGCATCCTTAGCAAACTCTTATAATTGTGCACACGTAATTATTACAGCAGATTGGGGTTCATCAAGTTATAGAAAGGAAATACTACCTGACTATAAACAAAATCGAAAAGATAAGTATGCAGAGCAAACAGAAGAAGAAAGACAAGCATTTATTGATTTCTTTGAAGAGTACGAAGCAACACTCGAA